GTACTTCATATATTTACTTATCATAAGTTTCTTGGGCATTGAGACTAGTCTTCGGCTCATGACTTCTGACCCGCTATATTACTGGCAGCATCGATATTTATTTGCTTCTCAAGATGCTTTTCAAAATATCTCCAAAGGAATTTGGGCTTACAAGCCTGATAGACAAATCTCATCCCTTGCAACTTATGGCTTTCCAGGAAAGCTTTCTAAACTTCCCTTCTTAAATCATCACATTGAATATAACTGTAAATATAAAACGAATAATTTGGGGTTTGTTCAAAAAAGAAACATTAAACCTGAAGATAATTCAGTTCTAATTTTAGGAGACAGTTTTACCGAAGGACAAGGAGGGTGCCCCTGGTTCCCTGAACTTGAAAATAACTTCTCCACCCCCCTTATTAATGGCGGCTTACAGGGTTATGGACTACTTCAATGGGAACTTCTTACTCGACACCTTTTATCAAAAGACTTTAATTTTGAAAAAATTGTAATTATTGCAATATCAAATGATTTTAAAAGAAGAACACATAATTGGTCTTCTCATCAGTTGGATTGTATGAATAACTATAATTGCTCGGGCTCAGAATATTGGCTGCCACTACTAAACAACGAAAGCGAAGATAGCATTATTGAGCGCTCAATCGATCGATCCAATATTCGCTTTAAAAATCACTCGAGATTTGCACGGCTCCACGAAGCTTTAATGCATATCTCTTATAGTTATAAATTTGTTGCTTTGGCTTATTCGTCTTTTGACTCTAAAAATTCATCACCTATCTCTTTAAATAGTGATGCCAATAACGCCATAAAATTTTTGAAAAGAACAGATAACAAGCTGAGTGTCATCTTGGTTCCCCAAAGAGATGAGGCTGCACTCTCAGCCAAAAATCACGATTCACTTGAAACAGAAAAATTATTGAAAAATCATTCAATTCCCTTTAGCTGGTGCTCGATTACAAGCCATGATTACCTGCCAATGGATGGTCACCCTAATCGCCAAGGTTACAATAAAATAAGACTCTGCGTCACTGAACATCTACAAAAACAGCGCAACGTTAAATAGAAATATTATACCATATATCACGCACTAATTTCCTATACACGGGTTGTTAATGTCAAATTTGTTAGAATCTGTCCCCACCAACCATAGCCTCACCAATAATAAATTTAACTTTTATTGGAGACCGAAATGTACAAAACATCTAACTTACAGCTACCTTTCATGGCCCCTAGCCAAGCTCAAAAACATGTAACTCATAATGATGCTCTTCTCGCTCTTGATGCGCTTATTCAGTTATCTGCTATCAGTCAATCTATGACGCTGCCGCCCTCATCTTTGAATGAAGGAGATCGTTTTATCGTTGGAGCTAACGGAACAGATGAGTGGCTGGGAAAGGACAATCAAATTGCAGCATGGCAGGATGGCTCTTGGATGTTTTACACGCCGCAAGAGGGGTGGTTGTGTTGGGTTGAAGATGAAGACCTCTTGTTAGTTTGGAATGGAAATGATTGGGGGAGTGCTGGTTCCGGCGGTACCGCCTCCACTAATCCCACTTCCTTGGTTGGCGTAAATGCTACTGCTGATTTAACGAACAGATTGTCCGTCAACTCACCTGCAACACTTTTAAACCATGAAGGAAGTGACCATCAATTAAAAGTCAATAAAAATACAGAGACAGATACTGCTAGCCTGTTATTCCAGACAGGATTTTCAGGGCGTGCCGAGATGGGCTTGACGGGTGATGATAACTTTCATTTGAAGGTAAGCGGGGATGGTAGTAATTGGACGGATGTAATGCGGGTTCGCGATGGCTTTTTAACAATACCGAACAGACCATCCTTTAGGGCATCACCTTCAGCTAGTCAAACTTTTCAAAATGATGCACAAAATTTAATTTTTGATACAGTTTTGGAAAATAATGGCGGGCATTATAATCAATCCAACTCTACATTTACTGCACCAACAGATGGCCATTATTTATTTACGGCAACAGCACGGTTTGATGGTATGCCCTCAGGTTCTTGGGCTCGCCTTTTTTTAAGACGAAATGGTAGCAGCGAAAACTTTCAATTAGGCCATACTATTATTGGCAGCAACCACTCGACTGACTATCATAGCCTTTCTTTGTCCAGCATTTTGCTCCTGAATAGAAATGATATTATCACTCTTTGCGGAGGCCGTTCAGGAGGTGGCGGTTGGTTGCAAATTGAGTCTTGCTGGAGTGGCGCTTTAATCTAATTAAGAAAGAGCCATTAATACTATTTAGTTAACTAGACACTAAAGGCCCTGAATACACTAACCAATCATCATTAATACGCTCTACTTGACTTTGCTCTATAGTTAAGGGCTTAATATTTCCATCAAAATCCAAATGATGTAATAGCGTTTCTGAATTTGTTAGATTGAGCACATCTTCATATGTATAACCTCTTGAAAAATTCACCTCTACAACTAAGTGTGGATTGTACATAGACAGCATTTCTGAAATTGAATTAAGAACAATAACCTCAGCTCCTTCAACATCAATTTTAATAAAATCCACACCACCAAATTCGTCAATATTAAATTTACGGCTTTTTACTTTTGTTACCTCCCCTAAATCATTGAAATCAGACACTTTCTCATTTTCAAAGAGAAATCTTCCATTTTTCGGTTCTCCGTTAGGTACAAAAAAGTCAACTAACTGCTCTACCTTAGAATTAGATATCGCGTAATTCCAAGGAATACTTCTTCCACCAAATCCATTAATCGATAGAGAATTAGACATTAATTTAAAGATATGGGGGTTAGGCTCAAAACTATGAACACAACCTAGATCAGTAACCAAATCCGCCATTAAAACCGAATAATAACCATGGTTTGCACCAATATCTAAAACTTTGTCAGCAGGTTTAATATTCTCAATCATAAATTGGGTTAGCCAAAACTCCCAATATCCATCAAAAATAAGATGAGGAGAAAAACCAATATCGGAAGAATCTAAAAAGAATTTATACTTGCCTAAAACTATACAGAGGACTAATCCATTTCCAATATAACAAGCCCTAGTTTCACTTCTAATTAAAGCTTCTATTTCAGACCTGTTGTAGGTAGAAAATATATCCCTCAAATCACTGTGTAACATCCATACCTCTAAAAGCTGTAAAAGCTACTAATTTCCTTAAATTTGTTTTTCTGATTAAATGCCCTAATTATAAATATATCTTATTTTTTCCTTTATTTTATGATTTGAAAATTTTTGAATATTGCTTGCCATTTTACTACTTCTATATTTTAATAGGTTTTCATCACTAATCATTTTCAACAAACCATCCCTAATACTTCTCACGTCATATGGGTCGACCAGCAACGCGGCTTCACCTGCGATTTCTTTTGTCGCCCCTAAATTGCTTGTTAAAACTGGCGTTTCACAAATCATGCTCTCAACAATTGGAAGACCAAAACCTTCATACAGAGATGGAAACGCAACACATTTTGCACCTCGAATAAGATTGACTAGCTGCGGGAAGGGAACATAGTTCAGCCGGATGATTTTACTCTTTTCTTTTGTTACCCCCCCTTCGGTCTTTAAATACTTTACCGCTGGAGCATCTAGAAATTTCAACTCATTCTCAACCAACCACCCATCTTTTCCTGCAATAACGAGTGGGATATCAAGACCAGACGCCAAGTAGGCTTCTATTAATCGTCCTACATTTTTTTTAGGCTCAATAGCACCATAGAAAAGAATGTATTCTTTATAATCTAAGTCAAACAGACCTTTAATAGATGCTTGAATTTCTTCTTTTTTTGCCTCTAAATATTTTTTTGGTATATCTACATGTTGGTACGTATTAACGACCTTTTCATCAGGCAGTCCAAAAAATTCATGTATATCTTTTTTCGATTGCTCTGAGACCGTTATGATCTTATCCGCCTGCGCACAGATAGTTTCAATCATTTTATAAAAGCTTTTTTTTCTGTCTAATGTTGTATAAGGAAGCCGAAGAGGAACCAAATCATGAATGGTATATATGTTTTTTGCCCCTTCTAATTTTAAAGGAACAGGATATGTCCAATGTGCAATTGGCACATTCATTGGATTTTTAATCGTTTGCATCTTCCCTAAATAATGAAAAGAAATAACGCTCGTATCAAAAATATTGCTCGCATTCCAATATTGATGCGCAATTGGTAGTTGGCTCTTAAAATTATCTTTTATAACCCTATCACTCATTGAAATCTGAAAAGGTTTTGGCGGAAAAATATAGGATTTAGCATTTAAAATTCTTCTTAGTTGTTTTTCAAACCTTCCCTCATCATATTTATGATCAAAGAATGCAATCTCTGAATGAATTGCTTTTTTTTGTTTTGGAAAATTTTCACCGAATAGGACATGTCCCTTAATATCCAAATCAGAGACTATTGAACATAAATTCCTTGCATATGTCGCTATACCCGTTCCATGATGAAGAGACATATTTTTCCCATCAATCAACACTGACTCATTTGACAATTCATTCTTTGAACTAAGCATGTTTCATTTCCAATAAACGGCCAGTATCAACGCGTAGTTTCTTATGGCAAATACTATCCAGCAATTGCTGATTATGTGACGCAAAAAGAATGATCTTTGTTTTAAATAAAAACTCATTCATTCTCTTATTAACCTTCTCTATAAAACCAGCATCACCAGCGCCGATTCCCTCGTCAATCAACAATATATCTGGAGAAATGGCCGTTGAGATTGCAAATCCTAATCGGGAGAACATGCCTACTGAATAAGTTTTTACTGGTAGATGTAAGAAGTCACCAAGCTCAGTAAACTCAGCTATTCCCTCAATTTTTTCATCAATTTCTCCCTTACTCATCCCAAGTACAAAGCCCCGCAAATAGATGTTTTCTATGCCTGTTGCTTCTAAATCCATGCCAGCTGAGGGATCGATTAAAGTTCCAACTGTTCCTTCAATTTCAATTGAACCAGATGTTGGCTTGTAGATGCCGGCTAGGGTACGAAGGAGAGTGGACTTCCCTGCTCCGTTATGACCCACAAGACCTATGCGATCACCGTCATTGATTTCCAAGGACACATTATCAAGAGCTTTTACGATCACCGCATCATCAGTGTTTTCAGCAATTCTGCCGCCTGTTGCTTGTGATAAGATTTGGTTCTTTAAAGACCGCGAGCTTGAGCCATAGACCTTAAATTCTACTGTCAGATTTTTAATTGAAATATGCGCCACAACGATCTCCTACACCCAATATGGAATGCGCGCATAGGCACGGCGATAAAGATACAAGGTTATTGGGAGACCAACACTCAGCAAACCTGTTGCTACCAGCCAGGATAGGTTATGCGGTGTTTGACCTAATAAAGGAGCCCTTACAATTTCGAGCAAATGATAACAGGGGTTCCAATCAACAAATGCTGGTCTTTCAGGAAAGGTCGCTACCGACCAGAAAATTGGGGTGACAAAAAATACCACTTGAATAAAACTAGTAATGACCTGAGGGATGTCACGGTAACGAGTAGATAAAATAGCTGCCATGAGGCCAATCCAAATTGCATTCGCTAAAAACAAAATGAAGCCTGGGATAAACAGCAAGTTATTTAAAGAGACTGCATGGATAAATAAGGCAAACACGCATAGATATATCACCATATTGTGCAACCATATGATGCTATTGCGTGCTACCATTCGATAGAAATGAACACTTAAAGGCATAGGCACATTTTTTATGTAGCCTTCAGCTGCGATAAAGCTTGCACACCCCTCCGTGATGATTGTTGTTAGGAGTGTCCAGAAGATAATACCCGTTGCAAGGTAAGGTACGAAAATTTTTATATCTTGATCAAACAATTGGCTCATTACAAACCCTAAAGAGCCAACAAAGATTCCCATACTCAAAGTCAACCAAAACGGACCAAGCATAGATCTACGAAATCTCTGCTTAATATCGTGGACAGCAAAGACCCACCAAAGCTGATGGTTTCTTAGCCCTTCCAACAAATCACTCACCGCCATCCGAGGTAAGTTATTTGCTGTGATTATTTTTGTTGTACTTTTTGAATTTATGTTCTCACTCACCGCTTTAAGCATCAACTTCAACCCGCCCATAAACATCCTCATAGCGGACTATGTCATCTTCGCCCAGATAGCTTCCCGATTGTACCTCAATTAAGAGAGCGGGTATTTTTCCTGGATTTTCTAATCGATGAGTTGCGCCAATTGGGATGTAGGTAGATTGGTTTTCCGAAAGGAGAGAAATAGCATCATCAACCGTTACATTGACAGAACCAGAGACGACAACCCAATGCTCTGCTCTGTGATGATGACTTTGCAAAGATAATTTTGCCCCTGGCTTTACCATAAGACACTTAACTTGGTAGCGATCATCATTATCCAAACTCTCATACCACCCCCATGGGCGATACACTCTTTTATGATGGATTGCACTATCACAATTTGTGTGTTTGATTTTATCTACAATCGCTTTAACATCTTCGGACTTTTCTTTAGAGGTTATTAGAATCGCATCCTTTGTAGTCACGGCTATGGTATTTTCCATTCCTACAAAGGCTATTTTTCTTCCATCAGAGCTATAGCCATAACAATTGCTACTATCTTCAAATAGCACATCACCTTGCTTTGAATTACCTTCATCATTTGATGGCGTAATATCTTTTACTGAACTCCATGACCCCAGATCGCTCCACTTACATTCACATGGGCTGCAAACTATGTTTGAAATTTGCTCAATGACAGCATAATCAAGTGATATATTTTTACATTTTTTATAATGTACTTCTTTTAAGCGGATAAAATCTAAATCTTTTTCAGCCTCTTCAATTGAAGCTCGACATAACTCAACCATCTTTGGCTCTAAATGTTCAAAGATTTCAATAATAGTTTGCGCTTTAAATAAAAATATTCCTGAATTCCAGAAATGATCCCCTGAGGCAATATACTGTTTGGCTAGAGATCCACTCGGTTTTTCGTGAAATTTTTTCACAATGTTCGTGGACGCTATTTTCTCTTTTGTAACTTCAATATAACCGTAACCTGTATGGGCTGAAGTCGGTGCAATACCAAACAAGACTACCTGACCGTCCAAAGCTGCAGGTACAGCAGAAGTAATTAAACTTTGAAACTGCAACTCTTCTTCAATTAAATGATCTGAAGGTAATATAAGTATTAATTGATTTTCATTTGTTTTAGAAGCCAACAGAGCTGACGATAAAACAGCTGGTGCTGTATTTCTACCAACTGGCTCGAGTATTATATTATCAGCTTTAACATTAATTCTGCCTAGCTGCTCCTCAACTATAAAGCGATGCTCTGAGTTACACATAATAGAAGGGGATAAAAACTGCTTACCTTGTACTCTTTGTATAGTTTTTTGAAATAGAGATGTCTTACCAACGAGGTCTAAAAATTGTTTTGGGAAAGACAACCTTGATAAAGGCCATAAGCGTGTTCCGCTTCCACCAGATAAAACAACTGGCTACACTAAATACTCCATACCACACCCTTTAAACACAAGCATTACTTAATAATTTAACTAATACAAAAATATTAAATTCATTAATTGGTTTTTATTATCATATTTATTTATATACAACATATTTATACAATAAAATAATTATTTATAAACATAAATAAAATTGATATCACATGTATAATATCCCTTTTAAAGTAGTACTATTGTATTGACAATCTTTTTTTCGTAATTGTATTATGTTTTAAAGAAAATATACATACTAAATACATTTAGACTATAAATTATACAATTTTTTACTTTAAAACAGTTATTTTTATACTTCAAAAAGTAAAATTTTGCTTTTTTTAATTAAAAATGATTCTTACTATGGTCTAAACAAGTAAAAGTCTGACTGATTGGATATGAGAATGATTGTCATCAAGGGAATTCAAATTAAAGTTGCTAGAGTCGCGGCAGGTCTCACTCATCAAAAATTGGCAGATGAAGCGGGTGTTGCAATCTCTACCTTGAGACGTGTCGAAGTGGAAAAACAGGTCTTAACCGCAAAAGTTGAAACTGTTGAGAAAATACTTACCGCCCTCAATAAGCATGGTGTAACAATCTCAAACAATGGAGAGAAATTGATTTGGGAAATGAACGCTTGAGCCTTGTATTTAAGGCATGTCTTCATACAGGTTTTATATCCGGATGTGTATAGAAGATGAAAGCTTTTTAGTTTTATTGAACAGACTGCTCAGTAGGATATTGATCTTTAGCTATTCTTATTGTCCACCTTCTTTTAACTTTCTTCTAAACCTTTACATGCACAAACTCATGAACTGATTTCTTGTCTCGCTTTCTCAAACCAACTTTGCGCATATTTGGGGTCATTTCTGTTAGCATCAACTTTGGTATGCGCCCATGTTTAAACCAACGAACAACTTCCGCCGTGCCACCACGTCCGCGAGCAGGTTTGCCATCCCAAATTGCGATCAGATAATTTGAGGTCAATGCAATAAAGGCTCCGATCCAAGCATATTGGTTGTTGCGAGAGGGTGAATAGTTTTGCCAGGCTTTTTTAGAGAGCAAAGGTGCCGTTAGAACTTCATCTGATTTCTTCAAATAGTTTTTAAATTGCCGCTTCGATTGCGCATCAGTAAAATCCATCACAAAAAACTCTTCTGGCACAGCTAGAACAGAAATTAGCCTTACCTTCAGTTCTTTTATTGCTAATTTTGCGACCAACCGGTCAGCACCTTCGGCAAGCCCAGTAAGCAAAACAAATTCGGCTCCCGGATGAGCATCTCTTATGGAGCGAAGCTCACCTGTGATTTTTTTGATGAGCTTCTGATCATTGCTATTTAGATTGCGATGCCCTGTCACGCCAATTATGATTGGTTTAACTTGTTTGATTGTTTTTTTTGCCACGCTTCTCTTCCTCTTGCGGGTTCACCTTAAAACAAACAAGACATTTCTTTTTTCACCTCTATAATACAGGAAAAATATGACTTGTCTTTATTGTTCCGTTTTGTACGTGGGGTGACAGATGTCCGAAAATATCAAAGCAAGAATTGAACAGCCTGGACCAAAACGCGTACTTTCATTATCTGGCGGTGGTACGCGCGGTATTATTACCATTGCCTTTTTGGAAGAAATTGAAAAGATCTTGAAAGAACGCTCAGGAAAAGGCGATGATTTTCGCTTGTCAGATTATTATGACCTCATTAGCGGCACTTCCGTTGGTGCAATGTTGGCAACCTTGTTAGCTCAAGGAAAAACAGCAGCTTATGTTAAAGAACGGTTTCAAGATTGGGCGCCGAAAATTTTTCAAAAACCATGGTATCGCATTGGCGGGCTGGCGCCAAAATTTAATGAAAGACAATTAACAAAACGCATAGAAGAAGAATTACAAGGTCTCACATTAGACTCAGATGAGTTAAAAACTGGTTTGGCCATCATGATGAAAAGGTTGGATACGGGCAGCCCGTGGATTTTGACCAATAACCCAAATTCAAAATTTTGGAATGATCCTGCTGATAATCCAGAAACAGGCAAGCCAGATTATATCGGTAATAAATCCTATAAACTCTCCAACCTGGTACGTGCCAGCACGGCAGCGCCTTATTATTTTGCCCACAAATCTTTTGAAGTTGTGCAGGGAGAAAAACCTGGTGCTTTTATTGATGGCGGTGTTTCACCGCATAACAACCCAGCGCTACAAAGCCTCATGCTTGCTGGTATTAAAGGATATGGTTTCAATTGGCCACTTGGACCTGATAACCTTCTAATAACTTCTGTTGGCACGGGGCACTATAGAAATAAATATGATGCAGAAAAAATGCACAAACGGGTTGCGGGCATCATGGCCATTGATGCGCTTCAGGGGCTCATAACTGATAATGAAACTATGGTTCTCACTTTGTTGCAATGGCTTTCTAACCCCAACCAAAGCTGGCCGATTAATTCTGAAATTGGAGACCTTACAGGAGAGTGCTTAAGCGACCATATTGAACCTGGCAAGAGCCTGCTTTCTTTCCAGCACTATGATGTCGTCCTAGAGCAAGACTGGCTTAAGGAAACTCTTGGACTTGATCTATCTGATGAAAAAGTTAAAGAGCTTCGAGAATTCGACAACCCTAAAAATTTAGATCTTGCCTATGAGCTTGCTAAAGAAGCTGTGAGCCGACAAGTCCAGCAGCAAGATTTTGCAAGTGGGTTTGATCTAAGCTCAACAGCTTAAGACTAGATATTATTTTGCTGGCATAATGACCGGTTTACCGGCATCTTTGGCCATGAGCCACTCTTTCCAGGCCTTAGTGTGATAAGGGTATTTAGGTTGCCATAGACTAGGGTCTTTTTCTGTTTCTTGCCCTACCCCCGTGATGCACCACCTAGGAGGTTGTAGAGAGAGGAAATAACTCGACCGTTCAGATTTTGTAAGACACCTTGGCATCGAGTTTTGTACTCTTTCTATTAATGCGAACTCTGGCACATTCCAGTATTGTATAGTCCTATTATTTAACGTGGGTTGTGCTTTTGAAGCGCTGACAATATGTCGTCCATCGGCACTAAGTGCCACACTGGTTAGCAAGCCTTTTGAAATATATGAGCTTTTTATCACCATATCCGTTTCTACAGACCACAGCTGCACTGAATTATCACTTAACCCAGTTAAAAGATACTTGCCATCTGCACTTAGCGCCAAGCTCACGACCATTCTGGTAAACCTCTTTTGCATATCTGTGTCAGTATAACGGTAGTTAATAAAACGCTTCAATTCTCTACCTGTTTCTGTTGACCAGAGCCGTACTGTTTCATCCCTTGAGCCGCTGACAATAAATCGACCATCGGCGCTTATTGTTACACTGGTAACATCACTTTCATGGCCTTCAAACCGTTTGAGCTCTTGGCCTGTTTCCAGTGACCATAACTGTACAGTCTTGTCATAGGATCCGCTGACCATATACCGGCCATCCGCGCTTATGGACACGCTGGTCACTGGATATTCATGGCCTTTAAATCGTTTAATCTCGCGACCTGTTTTCGTTGACCAGAGTCGCACAGTGTTGTCATTTGATCCGCTAACGATATAGCGACCATCTGCACTTAGGGCCACGCTTTTAACAGTTTTTTCATGCCCCTTAAAGCGCTTGAGCTCCTCACCTGTTTCTAGCGACCATAACCGTACAGTCTTGTCATAGGAACCGCTGACAACATATTTACCATCTGCACTCAACGATAAGCTAGTAATTGCACTCTCATGCCCCTTAAAGCGTTTAATTTCCTCACCGGATGAAACTGACCGGAGGCGTATCGTACCATATAGAGATCCACTAACGACATAGCGACCATCGGCGCTAATGACGACACTATAGATATCACTTTCAAGATCCTCAAAGTTTTTGCTCTTAAGGTCTCTTTCTAGAGCCCACATTCGTATCGTTTTATCACTTGAATAACTGACGATATGCCCATCATCAGCTGTTAGTGCCACATTGATAACTGAACTTTCATGGCCTTCAAATAATGCAATTTCTTTTCCTGTTTCAACAGACCAAAGTCTTACGCTTTTATCCCAAGCCCCGCTGATGATATAGCGATTATCTAAACCCATTGCGATGCTAGTGATGACATCTGTATGACCTTCAAAGAGTTGCACCTCTTTACCAGTTTCTATTGACCAAAGTTGCAAGGCCTTATCTTTCGCGACGACAATGTAACGGCCATCAGTACTCAATGAAGAGAGAGAAGAAAGTCTTTCAGAAACTTTAAAACGTTTGAGTTCCTCACCTGAAGCCATGGACCAAAGCCTGACAGTCATGTCATATGATAAGGTGACGACATGGTCACCATCGGCGCTAAATGCCACCTTAGTGAAGGTATATTTATCTTCTTCAAAACGTTTGAGCTCTTCACCTGTAGCAAAATCCCAAAGCCGGACAGTTTTGTCATCAGACCCACTTACAATATACCGGCCATCAGCGCTCAGTGCGACACTCGTGACATTATTTTCATGGCCTTGCAACCTTTTGAGCTCATTGCCTGTAGCGACGGACCAGACCCGGACAGTATTGTCCCGAGACCCGCTGACAATATACTGGCCATCAGTGCTCAGTGCGACACTCGTGACAAATTTTTTGTGACCTTCAAAACGTTTGAGCTCCTTGCCTGTTTCTAGTGACCATAGTTGCACAACCTTGTCTTTTGAGACGACGATATAATGATCATCAACGTTAAAGCCTAAATCCATGGCATAATGCTTATGCTCAGAAAAAATCTTTTTTTCTAAATTATAATACTCTGAACGTAACAAAGCATTGTTCGCTTGCAACCAAAAGGGGCGGCTACGTTTTAACTCATTCTGACTATTTGGATCCGGTAGTGCCTCAAGCGCAAGTAAAGCTGGTAATGATCCAAATCTATTTTGTTTCATTAACTCAGTGGCACTTTTTGATAAAAATTTTGTTTGTGAGAGCTGAGACTCTTTTAAGGTCGTATTCGCTCTCTCTTTTTCAGATTTAGCAACCTGACTATTTTTCTCAGCTATTTCTCTCTGTCTTTCTGCTTCAATGGTTTTTTCAGTGGCTATTTTTGTTTGTTTTTCTGCTTTTTGTTCTCCCAAATAAGCTTGCCAACCAAACCAGACTGCCAATCCAGCTAAAAGAAAAGAAGCTAGCAGGCCCACTGTCGTGCGGCGAGCAACTCTTTTTGAAGCGATTGCTAACTCCTCTAAACGCTTGCGTTCCTCATCTTTTCGTATTTCTTCTTCAAACTCACTAGCTTTAATATAATCTCGATGTAATTCTGTTATCTCAGAATCCTCAGGACAGCCATCTACCCAAGCTTTTGCATCAATTATATCTTGGCCAGAAAGCAAACGATTATTACGACGCTCAGCTCTCTCCCAATCCAGTGCCAAATTTAAAAGCCGTGTGCTTTCTTTTAACCAACTCAAGTCTTCTTTTAAGCTGGTCACAAGATTTGTAACACCCGCCATTAAGGTGCCATCACCAGTAAAGTCGATATAATTTATATCTGCCAATTGCTCTGGTGGTGTTCCCCCTTCAAGCGGTCGATACAATACTGGAATCAAACGTTTTTTTAGCCTTTCAGCCTCATCCACTTCCCATTGGCAAATTTCAGAACTGACACTCTCTGGCGATAGGATAAAGACTACCGTGTCCGCGGCTTCAATCAATGCACGTAGACGAGGCTTCCATTTTTCACCTTGCTTGATTGAATGGCGATCAATGGTTACTTCAAAGCGGCCATCAAAGTTCAAACCATCAACGAGTTCATCGGCAAACTTTTCATCAACCCGTGAGTAAGAAATAAAAACTTTCAGCTTTTCAGGGTTGTTATCTTGCCCGTCTTGCGTTTTACCTTCGGCCATACCGCCCTCACTCAAATGCAACAGTTTTAAACAATAATAGTAAAACTGATGATTTGTTTTATGACAAGGCAGAAATAGATTGATAACCTTGAATAGATCTGGATTTCCGTAAGCTTACTTCAAGAGAAACTCTTATGTCTCAAGATCCAATATCCATTGTCGGTCAAAACGAATCTGATGATTGGCAGCTACGCCCGACGATCCATGCCAGAAACCTCCCGCCCGAGGCAGGTGCCTTAAAACGTGTTCTTGAACAACCCAAGATCGAAGACATCATAAGCCGTTTCTACACTGCAGATGCCAAAGCCATACGATCGCAAAAATGGTATCGCTTTTGGGGGCGTGCCGGGATTTATGCTATTGCTTTAGCCTCCATCATCGGCACTGCACTTGTCTTGCGGTTAGATGAGAAATTTGGTGTGGAGAGCAAATGGCTGGCCTTAGCTGTAGAATATGGGTTGCTTGTCATAGCCTTTCTTATTGCCCAATGGCTCGTTATTAAACAGCCCTTTAAAAAATGGATGGAAAATCGGGGCATCGCTGAAATTACACGCATTCAATTGTTTGATGAGGTGGTCCAAACTGATGAACCGCTCATGTCAGAAGAGACTGCTTTGCTTCCGCTACAACTTGAATATTTCCGGCGCTATCAGCTAGATGTACAACTGGCTTATTATAAAGGACGTGGTTCACAACATCTTGCAGCTGCCGGGCATACAAACCTTTGGAAATTATTGAGTGTCGGCTTAACATGCGTCTGGGTACTTATAACTGTAGTGGCGAGTTTGCATTTTTTAGCTGAGCAAGGTTGGATCACTTTACCTTCTTGGGCTGCAGCTTTAAATCTTAGCTCTTATGAACGCATCGTGATGGCATTTGGCATTGTTGCTGCTAGTATCTACACAGCTAATTATGCTCGCTCCTTGATGGATTTGGATGAACGCAACGCAGCGCGGTATGCCACAACTCTTGCCAACTTAGAGCACATTCAATCAACCCTGTTAGGAGAGGCACGAGAGGCCGCACAACAAGGAGATCGGTCAAAAGTTCTAACATTTGTACGCCTGGTACAAAACCAAATTTCATCAGAGCATCAAGAATGGGTCAATATTCGAGATATTGCCCCTGATGCGAATGCGCTATTGGCTTATGGCGGTGCCCCTGTGATGGTTAGGGGAAGAGAGTGATTGCGTTGGAAGGTAAGTAAGAAAATTTTATCGTCAGCTTTTGTTCTCTATTTGCTTTGATTAATTACTCCTCACCGGTTGTTTTTTGCCAAATTGTAAAGTCTTTGAATTGCTCTACTGACACAAATTTTTTATCACCTGAGATGAAGGCAGCATGTAGAGTGTTATTATCAAAATTTTCAAATGTATCTATCAATGTTTTTGAGGATAGGTCCCAGACTCTAACAGTTCTATCACGGCTGGCAGAAACAACCTTTTTTCCATCTGGCGAAATATCAACACTAATGACATCATCCTTATGGCCAGATAAAGTCATCTCTGGATCAGCATATTTTTCATTCCAAATCATAACCTTATCATCCCCACCACCAGCAGCCAGAATCTTACCATCTTGTGAAAGTGCTAGAGAATAAATGCTGCCTTTAAAGCCTGAAAATTTTGCCTGCACTGTACCGCGCCTAATATTCACAATTTCAATTTGTGAGGCTAGCCCGCCTAGATATAAGATGTCACCTTTAGGGTGGACAGCGATGGAATAGATAATATTGTTTAATTTGATCTGTTGAATGAGCTGGCCTGAATTGATGTCCCATTGCTTTAAATAAAACAAATCACATTTAATTTTTTCATCGTTGTAATCTTCACAGCCGGCGGTAAAAAACGATTTTCCATCGACTGCCATTGCTAGAGCATAGGCATTTTTTTTGTGAATTTTTATTGACCTCAAGAGTTTTAAGCTCTTCCACTCCCGAATTTTGGCTTCCCCTTCTATACACCGGCTCTTACTGTTTGAATAAATATTACAACCAGTTGTGACGATAGTGCTGAAGTCAGGTGAAAAAACAATATCTCCAGGAAGATTCTTATGCGTTCGTGGAATTTCGCGCACCATTCGACCAGTCTTCGATTCCCAAATTTGTGCATAATACCCCATAAGACCAAAATATTTTTGATCTTTAGAGACATGAAGGCTCAAGACATCTGAATTAGGAACTGTCTTTATATCTTTATAGCCAGCTTGTGATTTATGCTTTCCCTGCTCATTGTTGGAGACGCTATTCTCCTGACCTTTTTGATACCCATATAAAAACCATCCCCCTGCTGCCAAAGCCAATAGGGCTACAGCTCCTAATTTGATCAGATGAGAGTTAGGTTTTTGTGCTTTCCTGGCTGATTGGTCATCTCCCAAAATGGTTTTCAATTCTGTCACAAGCCGACCAATATCGCTGCCGCGTCCTTCATGGGAAATTCGAATGGCGTGCCGTCTTGCCAGGGACTTTAGATCTTCAGGCAGCTGGCTTTCTTTGGGCATTTCTGCACCATGAACCAATATAGGAATGACAAGAATGTTACGAGCTAAAGCTGCGCTTATTTCTAACCTGACAAAATCTTTAGGATCATGTAGACGAGATGGCAGATCAGTTTTTTCCTTTTTTCCAAACCAATTTTTGCCGATGACCACCAACAAAACTTCGCATTTTGATACCTGCTCATCTAGAACTTCAACAAAATCACGCCCCAGAGGAATGTTATCAACATCCATAAAAATTTTTTCACGCGGAAATGCTTTTTCTAAGCGAACATAAAGACTATCTGCGAAATCTTGTGTGTCTTCGCGTCGATAATTGATAAAGATATTCCCAGCCATAATTTTATAGATATGGAACAAACAATCTTTGCCTTACAAATTGAACCTAATTTGTTTGCTTCACATGCCTACTCCTGAATAATAAACAAAATATTTTTCATCTAATCATTACAAAATATCTTTTCCATTGGAAGAAAGAAATTCTTTGGACCATTGAGAGCTGTACATGAACAAGAAGATTTAGCCAAAGACTAAAAGTAAAGAGGAAGAGAGAGAATATGGAAACGAGAAAAGAAAAAGATCAGCAACCCATGATAAATTTTGATCTGGTCTTACCATATACAGAATTACCACCCTTCTTAGGCAAGAAGTGGGTAGGCTATAATTTCTGTCACAATTAAATAAAAAGTGTCGAGGAAGGAAAAACTACATGCCTGATCTTATAACCCTAACATTTCCAGAATTCGTAATTCAATTTCCTACTAAAATGATGTTTTTTGCAATTCTCATTCTCTTCGTTATTGGTTGGAATGTTTATACATTTTACAAGTTCATCAAAAATAAATTTAAATCAAAGGAATAAAGGGATGGAACAGGCAGAAGCAATTGAAGCAGAAATAATTGAGAAAGGCCTACACACTGCTAGCCCTTATTAAACCCATGAAGACTCTATGCTTTAGATGCGATGTGCACTGTGCAACAATCTACAACTGGATAAATAAAAATGGTTTCCCCCTGTGGCAAAACAAAGGGGCAAAAATCATTATGGTTGAGGACAGAGCTGCAACTCTATGACCTAAACGAAATTCATAAAAAATGAGCTGAAAACGGCTAAAATCCGGCTCGGATGTACCGCAAGAGAATATTTAGACAAGACCCAAGAGTAAAAACCGTAGAGTTCTTACTTCTAACCTGTTGATTTTATTGAAAAAGAAATGGCGATCCCACGAGGATTCGAACCTCGGACCTACTGCTTAGAAGGCAATAGGTCCACTTGACATAGCACAACAACCCCCTACAATCAACAACACCTGCAAATCACTGTTTTTATTTGCATAACTGTCCAGAGTTGTAGTTTTCTGTACAAAGCTGTAAAAAGGTGTCGTTGTCTGTAGTGTACCGCAAATGTACCGCAAAAATTTTAGGGGGTAATTATGAAGGTGAACTTCACCGATGCTTTTGTTCATCGTGTCAAGTGTGAGGACGGTAAAAGTTCAAACGATTATATAGATACAAATTCTCAATCAGCAAAAATGCGCCTGCGCGTAAATAAAGGATCAAAGGCCTTCTCTATCGTTTACACGAACAAGGCCGGAGCTCGGCGCAGACACACCTTTGCCTATTACCCTGGAACCTCGCTTAAGGAAGCCAGGTCTGAATATAACAAATTAAGAGCATCTATTAATTCGGGGCAAGATCCTGCCGCTGATGAGGCGGCAAGAAAAGAGGCCGCTAAAAACATCTGGGCTGACAAGGGCGTGACCTTTGAAGATCTTGTCGAGCTGTTCATTAAGCAGAGCTTAGTCGAGAGAGGTGTTAAAGAGCGCACCATGTATGACTTTAGAAATCAGATGAAAAATCACGCTTACCCCGTCATTGGAAAAAAACGAGTTGATGGTGATCATATGGAAGTCACACCCTTGCACATAAAAAAAATCAGAGACAAGACTTATGACAAGGGCTCGCTTGTCACGTCCAACAGAGTCGTGAAAAAGATGAGGCAGATTTTTAACTGGGGGATGGATGAATTGGTCGTCAACACTAATCCGGCTTCAGGTATCAGGGCGAGGCATAAGGAGGAAGAGAGGGAGACCGTTCTCGATAACGACCAGATCAGACGTTTTTGGAACGGGTTCAAAGGGAAGGATGTGTCGGAGCTGACATCTATTGCGGCTAAGCTTGAGCTTGTTACCGGACAGCGTACCTCAGAAATAGTTCAGATGCCTAAAGATCGACTGAAGCTGGATGACCGCCCTCTTTACTTTTTGCCTGAAACAAAGAATAGCAGCATTCACATTCTGCCGCTCAGTCCATTAGCAGTCTCACTGGTGAAAAGAGCAATGGAGCTATCGGGAGATTCGAAGCATCTTTTTCCATCGCCGTTGCGTGGGGGAAAAGAGCCCATGAAGCATGACGTTGTTGTTCAGGCTATTAGACGCAAGCGAGATGAACTTGGCTTCAAGTTTACATCTCACGATTTGAGAAGGACCATGAACACAGAGCTCAGCTCCTTTGGTTATGATAAAGATTTAAGAAACAGGATTCTTAATCACCAAGGAACCGGCGGAGTTAATGATAAAGTTTATGACTGGCACCATTACGAACCAGAGATGCGCAAGGCCCTGGAGCAATGGGGCAGGCACCTTGAGGCTATCTTGGCCAATGAGGTGCAAGAGGATAATGTTATATCAATGATCCGAGCTGCTAAGAAGGTCGGATAAATTAATATAGAGATAGAGAAATGAAAACACCCAAAGAAGTAGCCTCTCATTTACACAAAGAGCAAATGGATTATATTGAGGATTGCTTATCTGGTTTGCTGGCAGCAGGCGTACCTAAAGAAGATATTGAGGTTCAGAATCACCCTGACCTAGTTATGAAGATTGCTGTTAAAGGGGTTGTGAAATATACCCATCAAATAAACACATCCCTCAAACATCCTCAAAAAACTTAAACATATCGAACAAGATGTGAAGATGGGGCTTGTTAAGGTGAAAGTCACTAAGGAGAAGGGTGTGTGCGAGCCAGTGTTTTAGATTGCAATTTCGATCCCCATCTTTAATTGAGATGGGGATCTTCGAGAAAGTTGGTACCTCCGCTCGGCGGTCTTGTTTTTCTCAACCAAACAACCAGTCAAGAAATCGACCTAGCACACCTTTCTTTGGCTTGGGAGAGTAAAAACGCTTATCTGCTTCCTGATCCAGATCGTCGATTATCTCAATTTTATTATACAAAAAAGTTCTAATCCCATTAGAATTTAAACACTTGGCTCTGACGCGATCGTTTCCAATTGTTTTAGGGTCAATGTGCCTCAGCTTACCTGGCTGAGACCCCCCGTGATACCTAATGATAGGAATCTCTCCATTCTCAAGAGCCTCTATAAAGAATAGCTTGAAATCTTCCTCCAGCATCACGCCTCCTAGTGTTGCTTAAAATAAAAAAGAAGGTCGAAACCATCTCTCTCATTATGTTGCCGCCTCAATCGGCTCCGCGAACAACTTAACCGGATAATTAAATCGCCGTCCTTCCCCATTCCAAACAAACCACGAATGATTCTCGGAAGGTCCCGCCGCAGCTTGAACAAGATTAGTCCATCTAATTCGCTCAAGCAACCTAAGCTCACCCTCAAACATATAGTTGTTTTTAAAGATATGTCGCCTTCCTTTTGCGCTATCAAAGTTGACCTTCAAAAGAAAAGCCAGCATCCCCTCAGATTTGCTAACAAGGTTCAATGAATGCTCAAGGAAATCGACTGCAAGCTTGCCCTGCGGCCCATATGGCGGGTTTGTGACTATATGGCGAAAGCCTACGGGAAGATCTTTTATGTCCAAGAAATCAACCCCAGTTTGACCAAAGCCATAATCATTCAAATCAGACCCATCTGCTCGCAACCCCCTTGCTCGGCACGCTTTAACGATGCCGCCATCGCCGCAGCACGGGTCCCAGACCCCTCCCTCAAGGAGAGGGAAGGGAAAGCCGTTAAACAGCCTGTGAACCACCCAGTCAGGGGTAAAATAATCATTATTCTCTTTGAGTTCGTACTCACTATTTCTTTGTGACATTATGCCTCCTCAACCAGTGACGAAACCAAAATTGTCACATTTCGCCTCACCTTTGGATTTTTAATTGAGCAATAAGCCCTTGCCATCTTAACTCCATCCGATGTTCGCAAAATCGCCTCCGCTGGGTCAGGTTTAATTGTGCTATCAAGCTCAGAAAAGAAGTAGCTGACACTTACCTTCAGCACCTTAGCAATCCTATAAAGCCTGCTTGCCGAGACGCGGTTCATGCCATTTTCATACTTCTGGATTTGCTGAAAAGTCAGACCTAATTCGTCACCAAGATCCCCTTGGGTGAGACCTGCAAGTAGCCTCTTTTTTTTAATCATCTCTCCCACCCTTTTATCGATGGGGTCGATGCTTTTAACAAAATCAGTCAATTTCAATCTCCCCGACCTTCTCAAAGTAACGACTATCAACGCTGAAATAAACCCATACGCCCATCACCCTGCAAAAAATCAGAATGTCTTCGCGATAGATTTGAGAGAACTTTTCCTGCACAGCTACAGAAGCTTCTTTCGCTGTAACCGGCTCCCAAACTTCCACAACGAGCGCTATGGCATCAGGAGATGGTTGAGCGTAAGGTGTTTTTTCACTCTTGAGCTTAACGAGATCCCCCTTCTTTAATGGCGTCGGATGCCCATAATCCTTATAAGCATCTTTTAAAAGAACTCCAGCAATCTCAGGATCTTTCATTTGTCCTGATTGTCTAAGCTCAAACTCCGCAGCCTCAGCCATGTCTTCCATTTTCTTCAACGTATCAACAATATCAGGCAAACTCATAAGTACCCCCCCCCGTTTCAACCCCAAGTAGGGGTGTTAAATTTTCCTCTAGTGAAATTTCTTAAAGCACATATTTGCATTTAATGCAAATTAATATATGCTGCTTTTAAATTTAATTAGGGGGCAATCATGAATTTAAATCAAATTATGCCGACGAGAAAACAGCTCATCGAGACGGGTCAAAAACTTCAATCCGAACACGGCCAACAACAGCCGCAGCAACCACCGGCTCCGCCTCCGCAGCAACGCCCAGCGCCCTTGCCCATAAACGACCCTCCCATAAGCGCTGAGGCCATGGAGGCCTTCAACGGGTACTCAAGAGCGGAATGGCTCCCAAAGCTTCTCACCGGAGCCAGGGAGGGGCTTTGCGCCCTTTCAGCACCATCATGGGAGGGGGATCTTTATAGAGAGGCCATGAAAACTCTTCTAAACCTTCATTGCATTTCCGAGCAAATCTTGGAAGAGCAAGACAACACAAGAGCGATGGACCTGCTTCACATTGCGAAGGAAACCGAGAAGAATAATCTCATGCTTTACATCTCAGTGATTCGCAGCACCGAAAGAGCTAATGGTGGCACCGGACAACTGTAATTAACAATTCTTTAATATTTTCATCTTATGAATAATGCATCAAGTAATTGTTTGCAGGAGATGAAAGTTGAAAGGAAGTTGTATTTACAAAATATTGGAGTGTGACTCAGATGGTGGCATTCCAATCGAGATCCCCGTTGGTTATGTGTATTACATGTCAGAAAGAAAATTCTTATGGCACGCATTAAAGGGACATCCAAGGCATGGCATCAGTCCGAACAAGGAGGATGCTGTCCAAACACTTATTTACGAACTAACTGAAAGGGAGAATGCGGCGTGATTGATGAGAATGGGAATGAAATAAGCGTTCAGAGCGTTATAGATAAATCCATCAGCTCTTTTGCTGAGCTAGAAAGCTCAGTAAAAGAGAATGGAGTAAATGGAGATAGATTAATGTTTGCCATTATGCAAATGCAGATGCAGCAAACAATTATGCTCGCTATCATGAACGAGAACCTAGAAAAAATCCTATCAGAAACGCAAAAAAGCCCCGACACCAATTAAGGCGTCGGGGCTTACTCATATCTATAAAATATTTCTCAATATTTATTTTTTAATCGGAACCTTCATCGGCACGTTATCTGGGCTTGCGCATAGCTTGGCCCAATAAGCCTTCACCGCCGCAACCCCACTTACCGTGCTGGTTTGATCCTTTCGAGACACCTGAAGATCGTTCAAGCCGGATAGCTGGGCTTGTTTGCAGGCCTCCTTATAATCAGGCTTAGGATCTTCTTTCTTGGCATCAGTAACAGGAATCAATGAGCCTAAATTATTAGCCCCATCACAACCCGCAAGAACCAAGAGAGAAGCAGTAACCAAAAGAGCTTTTTTCATATAACTAATCCTTAAATAAGCCAGTATTCTCAGCGTGATCTTTAAGTTCCTCTGAGCTCATGGCAAGAACAGCATCCCTGCTTGCCATGGCTTGTATTTCCAAATCTTGCAGCCCGTCCTTAATCATCGTGATACTCTCATTGATTTGATCATACTCCTCATATGAAAGAGTCTCCTCAAGAGCGGGCATCACGATTGTCTCAATTAAGGGCATAAGATTTGCCGTCGCCGGTAAAACTTTCGTAACGATGGGAGTGACGATTTGCATTGTCTCCCCCGCAAGATTGCCGTCCTTATTCACATCGAGAAGTTTGGCGGCCAAGCGCATCACTGTTCCAACGTCCATATCAATCCCCCAAAGCTTCCGTTAACTTTTCGCAAGTGGCCGGACCATAAATGCCATCGGCTTTAAGCCCATGCTTTGCCTGAAAGGCCTTGACCTGAGCTGCCGTCACAAACGTATAAGCATTCCCCGCATAGCAAGGATGCCCAACTTCCTCCAAAGCATCATGGAGCTGCGAAACAAGCTCTCCCGTCATGCCAGGTCTCAAGATCCTTGGCTTTGGCTCAGGATCATCTATCACCTGTGGCATTCGATCTGACGTGGCTCTATGCCAGCCGCCGGTTGCAAAAAGCTCGGCTTCGTAAGCTCGTCGCTTAACCAGCCCTTTGCTAATTTGCCCATTGACCATGCGGAAGGCCGCAAAGCCCCACATCACGCCGGATAAATCCTCAAGATTCGAAGCCTGCAAAGCCGCCCTGTCATAAGTGCCATACTCACCGCTGTTAAAGCAGCGCAATGCCGTGGATCGAGCAAAAGCACCAAGGCCGATGTTAAAGGCGAATGAAGTAAAGGCGGCGGTTTCATGAGGCTGAGCCGCTCTTTTTAAAAGCTTTTCGACCCCGTTCTTAAACCGGCAAATGTCTTTAAATAAAAGCTCATTCGCTTGCTCTTTAGTAACCTTCATGCCCTCATAGACATCCGGCCCAGTGTGACCGTAACCAATGGTCAGCTTGCCTCCTGGGCAATAATAAGCTTTAAGCTCGCAGCCCTCCGTACTTGCGATAAGATCGTCACAGAGATCTATCACAGGATCTTTATGCGTATGTCTATACATACAGTCCCCCTAAATTGATAATTGAGGTGCCGATACTTTTGGCACATGATCGAACAGAGATTTGTCTTCCGACCTCTGATCGGGATTATCGAAGTACTGGCCACCGTGATATTTAACAGCCAGGTACATAATTACTCGCTTCCATAAAGGTACGCCGCTCACGGCCATCGCCTCAAGGAACACATCGTCAGCATCCTCCTTGCTCAAAGGATGGTACACATAGAGAGCATCATGTATGACAGCTGCCGCCGAGTGCTTTTCCACTTTCGAGATCAGCCATCGAGCCCCCTTGGGGATCGACGCAAGATCTGAAATAAACCCCCTATTTACTTTAAAAATCCCGTACCTGGATGAGCGGTAAACAAGTTGCTTTTGTATAACAACCATGTCGCTGCTATCCATGAACGGGATCTCAACAATCAGCGGACTTTCAAAGCCCGACATTTTACAACACTCCGTCAGGTACAATCACATAATTGATTGTTGGATCGGCCACATAACCCTGCGCCCCAACCATTGCAGAATGATCAGATTGCTCAATGGGCTGATTGACCTTATTTGACGTTTTAAAGCTGTCTATAGCGGTCTGCACCTCAGCGACAGAATTGGCCGCCTTAATGGCTGCCTTTGCTTGACGAGCCGCAAAGTGAGCCGCATGATTGCGGTCCAGCAAGGCATCTCCAAGCTCAATCATTTTGCTGGCATCAACAGGAAGATCCGTATCATCGACCGCAGTCCATGCTGTAGTTGGCCATGATGATCCGCTTGTTGCCCGATTATACATCCGATCAATGTTTTCAGATGACCGCTCGTTAGCCTCAAACCATTTACCGCCATACTCAAATACTGATAAGAATATCTTATCACGCCACTCGTTCACCATAAGCCGAGCTTTGGCTTTTGCGGATTCAATGTCCATGTCAACTGCGGGTTGCGTCGTAACAACCTCGCCATTCACAAGTGATGTTGTTGCTGCGCCTTTTACCTGAAGGTCGCCCAACGTTACATGCTCCCTTCGATGAGGGTAAATGCTTAAGGCGGCTCTTTCGGCCTCAGTGGCGCTTAACAACCATCCCGCAGGATATTGTGTGCCGTCTTTTTTAAATGCGCCACCCCTCAATAGAGTGGCGCTGTTATTTTCCCAAATAGCCCAAGCCATATGGTTCTCCTATTTATCTTGCTGTTGCTGGGGTTGCCCCCCCTGTGGAATGCAATGCCCAGGCCATATAATAGTACGTAACGCTTGAGTCATTGACGTCAGAATTATTTGATCGCAGCTTTGCTCCGGTCGCAAGGAAGTCTAGATTCGCTGTGCTGACCGTATTCGCTCCACTTGTGTTTAAAAGCAACCGTTCATCTGCGTCATCGTTGTAAGGTTGCATGGCAGCATCTCTGATCTTCCAGCCATTACCTCCTGCCGCATCGTACTTAAACACCATGATCGATGGGCTAAAGCCAGTGTTAACGACAGGGCCATCCGTAGAGTTGTTGGAAGTGTAGCTGCCAAAATTTGTAACCCCTGCTTGGTTTGACCAAAGGTACAGCCTATTGTTTGCAGCACCGGAGAGAATGTCGAATGTCGTAGCATTCGGCTCTGTGTTGTTCCATCGAGTTGACGCCTCTGATGTATTGTTTCCATTGAGGCGCAATCGATTGTTTGCGCCAAGATCTGAATGGTAGATACTGCGAACACCACCATTTGACACGTCAGCATGAATAATAAAATCAGGCTTCAAGCCCAGAGAGTGCGGAACACTTATTGCTGAGCCTGCTGTCGCAACAGATACAATGTCAAACACGCCAGGCGTAACAACGAAGTAGTAAAGAACGTAGTTGCCAGCAGGCAAGGAAGTTCCAAATGAGACGGAACCGTCATTTATTGCTGTGCAGAGATTCCCATCCGATGTTTGAGGATCGGTGTCATTCGATGACCAGTAGTTACCTGCGCCCCCCACCGTGTCAATCCAGTACCAATCGCCTGATGCGTCTGTACGTTTAACAACAATTAGCGCCCCATCTGTTGACAGGTTGACATTGCTGCCTTGACTGTCAACAACAGGAACATTAATTGCTGCGCCTGTCGAGGTGAAGGTTAATGCACCCTGAATTGAGGTCGGGTTTGCCACCAAGGGAGTTGGTAACGTTGCCGCTGAAATTAAACTATCAGCGCCAGTTGCCGTAAACCCGTTCTGACCAAAGTCATAAGTGTCAGCCGTCAGGTCATCATCGAATATGCCGTTTGTGTCAGCGTCATAAGTAACTTCAACGCCCCCCTTTTCGTAATCATACGTTCCAGTGGCGGGGTTAATAGTTGCTTTGGCTGTGCCTGATGCAAGCGTCAAATTTCCATTTGACAAAGCTCCAGCGTTCGGATCAAGGCTGTTTAACACGGCATGGTTGGTAAAAGGGCTGTCAAAGCTGCTTGTTAAGCCACCATTGACGTTAAAGTCATTGCCGTTTCCAGAGAAATCTTTGCCTAAGTTAATAGCGTCAAACACTCCATCTGAAGGAAATATAGGCAGCAAGTGAAACCCATTTGCCCCATAAACCGAAATAGGGTCGCCAACCAATTTCGAACGATCCGGCAGCCATCTATAAGCATAGCCGTCCGTCAGTCCTGTCGAAAAGTAATATTGATTGGAACCAACGGTAGCAATAGTGGTGTTTCTTGAAGCTCCGCTCAAAGACTGCACGTTCTCAAGAAGATCCGCGCTTTCATTTATAAAGAAAAGAGAATTAGCCTCACCAGGTCGATCCGTTCCTATCGGCACGTAATGGTCGCCATAGTCGTTAACCAAGACAGATCTCTCAACAAACGCTCTGTGACCTAAAGTTTGGCCAGTTGAGACAAAAGATGCTCCATCCCAAACATAAATAGAAGCAGTGTCGGGACCTGAGTTTCCGTAAAGCAAATATGTCTTTGTCGGCCCCTCGATAAATGTGGTCAAAAAACCCTGATTTGTCGCAATCGTCTGAACGGAGTTAAATGTCTCCGTTACAGTGTCAAATGTATAGACCCTCGAATTGATGTTATATGTCCCGCTAATGCTTCCAACGCCATTCCAATTCGTAAAGTTGGCAACCGCACCATAAACAACGCCACCAATCTCAGTGGTGTCAAAATAGTACCCACCGTTGGTGGCAAACGTTGACACTTGGGTTAAGCTGTCCGTGACGGTATCTAACTTATAAACCGTAGAATTTACATTGTGGTTACTTGATCCGTTTTTAAGATTAATAACAACCACATAAGACTCGCCGCCAGCGGCAAAGCCATGAATATCATAACCCTCAAGAGTGCTGAATGACTGCACCTCGCTTAATGTCTCTGTAACGGTGTCAAATTTATAAAGCTTTACAGTGCCGGATGTGTTTCGGGATTTTGTGGCTATATAGGTGTTTCCACCTTGTTGCAGAAGAGTAGACACTCTGGCTGTTGTCGTGGCTGCGGTTTGTTTGGATGTTAAACTCCCATCTGTTGCGATTGCTGACACCTCATAAGAAGTTGGTGTAGATGTAAATAAATAATCGACACCACCAGCCTCGAAAGCAAGTTGTGTCCCTTCATTTGAAGTCATCGTTCCAAGGTCTGCGTCATAGCTCTCAACCCATTGTTTGGGTTCCCATACACCATTGCTGCCAAACTGACCAAAATCAAAAGGTGAGCCCACTAAGCCATCCAGAAAATGAACTTCCGTCACCAACCCTTCAAAAAAGTCTCCTCCCAATATAGATTTGCCAATCTCATGCAAGTTCGCGCTATTAATGCCATCCGAAGTGGCTGAAGACGAAAGTGTTCCACGGCTTTCACCGTTCACAAACAGCTCAATATTATTTCCCTCTTTTACCCAGCAAACATGAGCCCAGGCCGTAACATCCCGTGATTTGAACGCATCAAGCTGAGTCCCAGTAGCTGCGCTGTCAAAAGCTAAGTTGTCGCTATCGAGACCAACCTCATCGTATTGAGCGCCACCGCTACCACCAGAAAAAATCCTCATCGATGCTAATCCGGTAGTGGATAGTTTTTGCCAATAAGAGAATGTCCAGTCATTAGCTCCATTGGCATTAGCAAAAGTTCGGTCAAGGTAAGCTGAAGAGCCGTCAAATAAAGCTGAGCTTCCAGATAGGCTGATGCTACCAGATCCAAAATAATATTTTCTTGTTTGATTGCTCATGCAATCCCCCGTCTAATAACCCGTGTCAACCAAGGACATCTCGATCTTTGTTGTGCTGGCCACATAACCAACCATATTGTCAATCGCACCCGCCGCAGTTGATAATGTTGGAGCGCCAGTTGAGCCCCAATCAAATGCCGCATTCCATGCCGCAGTCCGCGAACCCGTACCGTCCTGAGTCAAACGAAAATGCACATAGTCGCCCACCGCATTGGCAGGCACCGTTGGAGCGCCAAAGGTCACGTTGTTGTCAAGCGTTAGGTCAAACGTGCGCACATTGCCTGATAAATCCGGCGCATAGGCGGCCCCTGTATTCCCAGTGGCGGCTGGATAAACAATTCCATCCGCTGTGTAAGTTGCGATGGCAACGCCGCCAACAACAAGAACGGGCCGATCATCAGTTGATGTGTCAATATAAGTATCAGCATCCGCGTCAAGGATGATGCGATTGCCGTCAAGGTCAAGGTTGCCCGTCATAGGAACGGATCCATCAGCCTGGAAGTCGCCTGACCCTGTGCCAAAGCCACCAACGCCGCCGATATAAGCTGCGAAGAAAGCTGGCGTCATAGTTTGCCAAGTCGCCCCGTCATAATAAAACAGAGCCGAGTTTCCTGCCGCTGCCGCATTACCTGAGAGTCCTGTGTCCGGCCTATACCAGACATCATGAAGCGAAGGTCCTGCGGGAGCTGAAGCTGAAGTCGTGAAAGTTATTAAACCAGCCGTCGCCATCTCTTGAACAAACATATGGATGCCGGTCGTATGGAGAGTGGGTGAAGGAAAGCTGGCATCCGAATAAATCTGATGAGCATCTGTTTGCGGATTGTATGCCATTTATTTACAGCCCCCAAGAAAGTGTAGGTGAAGTTATTGCCGCAGAAATTTCTGCCTGCGCAATGTTCTGAATGATTTGATAAAAGTAAGTATCGTTGGTTTGATCGTTTGTGATCGTCACGCCAACCTGACCGGCAGCATAAACCCAGTTACCTGTATGAGTATTAAACCAGCTGGCATCGATGATAGTACCATCAGATGCGCCAGCCGCTGAGCAATCTTTCGCCCACGTCTGCACGCCATAAGCATCAGGGGTTGCTGACGGCCTCACCGTTGAGGCATTCGCCCCTAAAGGTCCAAAACCTGGCATTTAAGCCTCCTTAAAAATATGAAACAAATTGTTCTGCACCGGCAGGGTATGGTGGCCAGTGACTATCGTTACTATAGGTGTCGTCTTCATTTGCTATGAGCTCAGCCGACTTTTGCCGCATGGACGTAACCCACACCCTGAGCGCACGGCCCATGTCAATTGTTGCTTGCTGAGACGGAGAAAGCGTCACGCCGTCAACCTTCATATCAATGTAATCAGCCGCTGTGACGTTAATGTTCATCTGCGTCTCAAGATCCTTGAGAAGCGCATAAATTCTATCGCTGCACTCTGTTTTTACAGCATTTATTTCGTCAATTCCCCAAGTCATCATCACACCCCGCTAGCGACATAACCGCCATTGCTAGATCTTCGCCAATAGCGACCATCCCAATAAACTGTGCCGCCCCTCGAACCATAGCCGTTATTGAGAATAAGCGATAGTTCCACGGTCTTCCCAAGTCATCTTTGGAAGCGTGCTGTTGTAGAAATCGTTCTTGAGTCTCAGGAACTCCGTGGCGATTGTAATCTCAAGCTCCTCGCCGCCGACCATGCCTTCAAGCGCTTGCTCTTCAGCCTCGCCCTCATCAATAATAGCCTGTTGCTCGGAGAATTGTGCTGCCTGCCAGGATATATTACTCGCCCCTGGGAACAGCCTTAATATTTCAGCCGGAATGTCCGGTGGGTCTGTTGGAAAGAATGTATAACGATCCTCTCCATCCAGGGTGAATTTAATATAGCTCATTAGATTACCACATTGTCGTTTCTGAATTTGCGCCAATTAAAACCATCGGAATAAACAGGCCTTCTGTTATTCCCAAAATAAGCAACAGCGCCTTGATTCCCCGCAGCTGGAGGTAAGCTTGCAGCGTTGGCAAAATGAGCACCCTTTAAAAGATTTGTAACCGTAAGATTTGGAACGGTGACATCTTGAGTGCCAGCAACGATACCGGAAAGCGCCGCCTGATCATCGGCCAAAGCTTGTAATGGTGAATTGTCGCCAATGAGATCGTTAAGCGTGTTGATGTTACTGGAGAGGCTTTCGAGATTTGCCGCATCATCAGCAAGGTTTTCCAGAGCCGATAGGTCAGTCGCGCTATTCGCTAGACTCTCAAGCGCATTTGAAGCCGCTTCCTCGTCATCGATAATGGTTTGCTGAGCCGTAAATTGTGTTGGCTGCGAAGCGATGTTACTCGCTCCAGGAAACAACCCTGTGATATAGGCAGTAACGTCACCGCCGAATACGCTGTCATCTGGAAAGTATGTGTACCGAGTTGTGCCGCTCAGATCAAAAGAAACATATGCAACTGCCATTTTTTCCTCAAATAATAATATTGTTGTTGTTCATGCGCCGCCAATTCACACCATCGGAATAGACAGGACGGCCAGACCCAAGGGTTGTGTCAATTAACACAGCGCCAGCATTACCCGCCGCAGCTGGATAGTTGCCAGAGCCCGCGTAGGACCCTATAAGAACAAACTCTGAAGCCTTGAATTGCGTGCCGTTTAATATGCCGGTCATAGTGCCACCAGCCAATGCAAGCTTCTCACTATCAACCTCCGCGACTGCATTCTGGACATTTGTCGCTGAAACATCGCCGGTTGGTGTGAAGGTTATGTCTGTGGCCTGATACGCTGTTGCTGTCGCACGCTTCCACGCATTGCCATCCCAGATGTAGATAAAACCGCCATGAGTATGCTGATCGTTCACCGATGGGCTTGTTGGAAATGCCATTATAACCCCCAGGTTAAAGAGCCACCGCCGCCAGCGGAGCTGATGTCAAACCAAAATTCAGAGCCGCCATCATTGACTCTTTTGTAAAGAATCTCGTCAGTTGAATGATAGAATTCGTCACCAACAATCGGATCGCTTGGGAAGGTGGTTCCAGTCGTTTGACGAACGCCACCAAGATGCCGATTTAAAAGGCTCGCCGTTGCAGTTACCCAAGCAGCTCCATCATAAAATTTCAGTGTGCCAGGACTGCCTTGAGCGCCTGCCCCTGCCACATCAAGCCATGCCAGTGCTGTGTTAGCTGGGGCCGAAGTACCAACAGAAAGACTGATTAAGCCCGCAGCGTTTAAATCTTGCGCGAGCTTTTCAAGTCCCCAATGGCTTTCCAGAGCCCCACTAACCTCAAACAATGTGCGATGGCTAGAGGGATTGTAAGCGGTCACTAGATAGACGATCCTTGCGTGATGCCAGCGAACTCAAGAGCTGTCGCGCCTGCGTTAACACGAACAAACTGCAATCCAGCACCTGCGAAGGAAGCAGGACTATCAGAGAGCTCAAGGAAGCTATCAACTGTACCAGTAGAAACCCAGGCAGAACCGTCATAGAAATCGATATTCCCATTATCTGTATTAAAGCCCATATCACCAGCAACCGGCGATCCAGGGCGTCCAGCTGTGGCCCATGTTGGAAGTTGAAGTTGGTTCGCAATATCAACGATTGTAAAGTCAGCGGCAGCTGGTGTTGTTCCGCCAATTGTCGCTCCATCAATAGTGCCTCCTGTGATTGCGACAGCGTTGGCGTTCTGTGTAGCCAGAGAACCAAGATCGCCAGTTTCAACCGAAGTGTTTACCCAAACCGCAGCTGTTGCAGTCGCGTCAACGCAACGATAAGCTTCATCATTTGTTACGTCGATCCAGACAGAGCCAACTTGGAACGTGCCGTTGCCGCCAGTATCAGCGGCATCATCATTTGCTGTCGGTGCTGTCGTTGCATCAAACTTGTGCAGGATACTGTCAGTGTCGCCAGCTTTATTTTTCAGGTGAAGATATAAGCCGCCAGGAGTTAACGTCACCCATGCTGTTCCATTATGATAACTGGCAGCACCAGCCGCAGCACCTGCGGCAACCGGATTCAACCATATCACTGTTGTATCAGCCGGAGCCGTTGTTGAGATTGTCAGGTCAATCAGACCTGCCGCATCCATATCCATCACAGTCTTGTCAAGAGCATAAAGCTTCTCAAATGATCCGCCATTTTCGAAGATGCTCTGCATGGAGCCTGGATTGTATAAAGTCATATTGAAGATCCTTGCGTAATCGTAATGTTTGCAATCTGCCCCTCCAGCTCGCCGAGAGTGTCGCCAGCTGATGTTGCAGATCCTATCAAGTTAACAATTGCAGTTTGAAGTTCGGGGTCGGTCGCGAAGTTATCGCCGAGATTGTCTATCTTTGACCGTAAATCCTCCAGCTGAGCCTGAACGTTCATGGTTGTTATATCCCCATGAGCGCTTGCCGAGACATTAACAGCACTTGGATTTTCGACCGTTTTTTTGATGATAGATAAGATGTTTTCATATAAGGCACTGTCGTAGCCCTGATTGTTGCCTGGGTTTATTCCGCCGACCTGACAGATATAAACCAACTGAGCAACAAGCGAGTTTAAAAAGCCCGCACTAACCACCGTGCCGTCATTTGCGCCGGAGGCCGTCGCATCCGCAAACCATGTTTGCTGACCAAAATTATCCGGCTCAATGGAGGGCCTTGTTGTTACCGCCTTCGTGCCAAGAGGGCCAAAGCCATGAACGCTCATATTAAACTCCTTAAGTTGAACAGAATCTGCGCACTGGAACTGTGTGCGCAGGCCCATAGCGTTGAACAAAGCACATCACTTCATTCACTGGAGGGGCGCAGAGTTCGGTGCATCCAGTATCCCAACATCCGGCAATGGAATAAGGTTGAGGAACGGCCACTCCGGCATTATAAGTTCCCAAGGGGTCGTATCCCAAACAAATGGCCGCGTCGCCAGCTCTAAAGCCTCCCTCGCAGGAGGCAGATGTGCCGAGCAATGATGAGTCGTCGTCACGAAAGCCAACGATATAATGATAAGCATTGCCAACATAATCGTGCTCAAGAGCCTTGTAGCACCCCGATATAAACGGCGTCGTGCATGGCTCCGACCAGACTTCACATTCGGCAACGGGAGCACAAGCTGACGTGGCTTCCTCTTCATCGCAGCCAGATACGGAGTATCCCGCAATGTTGCACTCAGCGCTTGAAAGAGGAGCTTGCCCGAGAGGAGAGCCACAAGGAATAGGGTCGCAATAACCCAGGCAAGAAAACCCAAGCTCAGAGCCGCCATACTTAAAATTGCTAGCGGGAGGTAAACGAGTGCATCCCACCTGAAAGCATCCCGCTTGCGCGGCAGGTTCAATTTCTTCGCAGCATATGTCATAACCAAGTAACTCCCCCAGCCCTTCGATATACTCGCAAGTCGCGCCGCCGGTTGCGGCAACCTTTGCGCAGAGATCGTTGATTCCACATTCGTCAGGAAGCCCATAATCGGCGTTCCAGAGGTCTAAAGTCTCGTTGGCTGTGTGGCACCTAAATTCATTCAAAAGCTCGCAGGCCCTTAAATTTACGTCATACAGGAGCCATGCAATGGCGCGAACCATTGAATGCATGACCGTTCCCTCTTTATCAACGCTGAAAAAGCTTTCGCCACGAGGGAAATAAGCGCAGACCTGCTTTAAGATTTCATCATATTCAATCGGACAAGGCGCGTTGCCTTGCGAAGGTGATGAGCAGCCAAGATCTGTCATCTTGTCCTCCTAATGTTGCAGAGACTTTAGACTGGCCCATAAATCTCACGTAAAACAAACAGTTCCCATGACCGGCACATAGCCAGCCGACAGTGTAAGGTTGCTAATCTTCAGATCCACAGTATGGGCTGAAGAGCCGGTTGCCTGAGCCACCGCCTGCCAGAACAAATTTTCATTAAGTGTGTAAGGTGTATTCGGCAAGCTCACTTGAACCTGTCTTCTAAACACCTCTGCAATTTCAGCGCTAATCCTGTCTTGCACAGCCTGCGTTGGCGTACCCTCAAGATCAACTGTAATGTCTATCGTTGCCGCAGTTGGCGCTTGTATGGTCACGTTCGCGGTAACAGGTTTTTGTGTGTTTATATAAGCTTCAACATTACCCAGGGTTACAGCGTCAGGAATGCCGTTTGCCGTTGAGTCGTCGGTCATAAACCAAACACCAACAGTGCCAGGCCCGTAAGCCAGAGGATCAACCCAGACTCTTGTAACGCCCGATATGTTTAAAGCCCAAAACACATAATCATGAACAGCGCCGCCCTGCGGAGGGAAGCGCTTCCTTAAGAGAATGCGAGCTCTTAAAGCTTCGTCATCCTCAATATCAGCGCCGCCGGTTAATCCAATCTCATTCACAAGCGCAGAGGTAATATCCGCGTTCGCGACAATTGGCGTTAACTCGGTCTCCGAGACGGTGTTCGTATCAACCCCAAAGGAGAGAGCAAGAGCGTTAACTGTGCCCGAGCCGGTTGCGTCCAGCACAACATCCACAGTGGTCTCAAATTGAATACCATCTGAGCGCTCGAAAACCGTTCCCTCGACAACCGTGTAACCGGCGGTTCCAGTAATAATAATGTCACCAGTTGCCGCGCTCGCGGGATTGCGAGATATTCCAAAAGGAACACCATGCTCGTCAAGTTGATCTCCGTCAGCCGTTGTTGCAAAGCGCTGATCTTTAATCCAGCTGAGATACTGATAAAGCTCCCAGATAGCGCCGCCCAGCGCCTTTGCAGTAACATAAATATTGTTCGGCCAGATGTTGGCGTCTGTGCCAGGCATCTCAGCCCTAAATCTTTCCCGAGACCGCTTAACCGTCTCTTCTAAAGTTGGCACGTTAAAAGCCATTATGCAGCCATCCTAATCTGACTCCAGAGTACATCGAATTTTTGGTTGTAAATGTTGAGACCGTCTTGCCCGTACCCATCAACCTCAATAATTAAAACGCCTGTCTCCGGTGTGTTGGTTGTTATGTTGCCCTGACGTGTTGTCACATCAATTCGAGCGAAAACACCTTGGGCAATGAGTGGCTCCAAAGCCATCTCGGTATATTCCTGAGCGCGATCAAGAACGTCCTGATTTATTATGGAGCGCCTTAAGGTCCATAGCCAGGAGCCAAGCTCTGTCTCAAAAAGATCGTCTCTCACATCAACAGAGTCTCCCCACCAGCCGCGCCGGTCAGGACCATCGTCAGGAAGCTCCATATCCTCAAGAGCTCGTCTGTCTGTGAATAGTTGAATGATAACCGCAGTGTGAATTGCAGCCTTGGCTCTTAAGCCGCCTTGATTTCGAGTCTCGTCGCTATCAGCAAGAGCCCAGTCAAAGCCGTACTCGTATTCGCTGAATCTTGTTAGAACATGATCCCATGCCAAGAATGGCTGGTCTTCACACCCTTCATCCTCTCTTATTCTGATACGCCAGCCCATGAGCCACCTCTAAATGATCTTAACTCTTGTTGACAGACTGCTCACATCAGCAAAGCCGCCGGTATCAATCGTGCCTTCCTTGGATGCGGGGACGCCGCCCTCGCCGCCAAGATTTATGTCTGGGCAATCAATAACAAGCTTGTCGCACTTGATCGTTACGGTGCCACCATTATTAAAATCAACGTATGAGCCGGAGCCATCATAAACGCGAACACCGCCTTCAGGCATTCCCGTTGGTCTCTGATCTGGCATCTCGACGCCGATAACCATGGGGTTATCCCTGGACCCGTTCATATTGATAACGACGCCCTCAGCACCTGGTGGCGCATGAAAAGAAAAGCCATATTGCTGAACCTTCACAACATCAGTGTGCTGTTCTCCCTCAAGACCGTCATAGGAGATCAATTGCTGATTGCCATCATCTTTCGTGCTTTTCAGGATTACCCTGGACATTGTGTTATTTGATGAGCTATGGCTTTCATCTACCATGGAATATGCCAGTCCGAAGACGAGCCCCCTGTCTTTTTTGTTGATTTTTTCGACTTGCCTTTTGCTTTATCCGCTCGCAACGCCGATGGATGAACAAGCTCAAGCTTTGCCAAGCTCCCTTGTGACTTTTCGTCTTGAGAAAGTTCCACGCTTGAGATCGCCATGTCCTGGTCTATAAGAAGGGTTGGACTCCCCGTATAAACAAGCCATCCAGCCTCCCAGATCCTGCCGCCCTCATCTCTAAAGCCTTGCATGGTAATCGAAGCTTTGACGCTTTCGCCCGCTGAGGCGGCCCTCATATGCTCGGCTCTTTCTTGAGCGCGTTGCTTATCAATGGCCGTTTCCGCAATCCAAATCTTTGGGCGATAGCGCTTAACGCCCTCGTCTTTGGCTTCACCCTTGACCTGCGTATTCTCGGCTTTTGTTCCAGCTGGCATTTGACCTTTGACAATATAATCAGAGTGACGACCTTCTTCTGTGAAGGTTGATGATCCCGCTTTAAGATTAAAGCCTTCAATGATCCCGCCGGTATGCTGCTTTTTCCCATGGCGAGTGATGCTGATTGATCCGTCAGCATTGCCATAAAGAAACAAGCCTTGCTGCCTTGCTGCTCTGTTAATGTTCTTAAAGACCGTCTGGCCGTTGTTTAGCCGGAAGGTGATCTTTCTCAGATCTTCATCGCTCTTAAAGCCAATGCCAAACTTGTCGAGCTCATTGGCTATCTGAAGCAAGTTCTTATCTTTAAACTCGCCCGTGCCATGAACCGCGCTATTGTCAACCGCGTCTTTGCCTTTAGATTTTCCTGAGATTGAAAGGTGATGGCTGTTCGCATCGAAAGATCTTTCAACATCCTCAATATATCCCTTGACCAGCAAATCACCATTCGATAATAACTCGGCCTCACACCCTGGCTGTATTGGACTCGGGCTTGATAGGATGGATTGAACAATCCCGTCTGACGCTTGCACCTGAAAAGATCTCTCAGGACTCTTTGCATCATATTTGACGGACATCGATTTCCAGCCCTCATAGGGCTTGCCGTCAATTTTTAAAACAACAAATTCTTCACTGCTCATTCACCCTTGCCTCAAATTCAATTGGCATAAAAGAAGGGTGAGAGATCCGATTTCGTTCGATTAGCTGTGTGGCTTGATTGGCGTCGCCGTAAAGGCTATGAGCCCAGACTATGGAAGGTCTCACAGCTCTTGCCTCAACCGTTACAATAGGATCAAGTGTCGCCATGACCTGAGAGACAGCTTCGCAAGCCTTCCCTCTCACTTCTTGAAGGTGATAATAAATGTCACCTTGATCATGACAATTGACCAACTCTTTTTCGAACATCTCAGAGCATCTGGCCCTTACATTAATCGCCGTGGGTCTATCCTTATACTCAGCATCAGCCGCAGC